GACACAGTATTTGTGCCATTACCGCCAATCTCAACTTTGCCTGTAGCATTGTTTAAATAAACCGCTTCTTCGGCTGGTTGAGTAATAAACACCTCAAGACCACTTGCGCCAGCGGTAAAGTTAATTGTCGATCCTGTAGACGAAGAAAGAATCGTAGTCCTAGCCAATGTAGCTGGGGACGTAAACGTACCAAGACCAACTTCCCACTCGGTATCAAACCCAGCGGTTAAGTTATGGATGGTGTAGTAAACGGTAGAACCAGTAGCTATAGCGGCATTAAACGTTTGATAGCCAGGAAATGCACCACCAAGCGTAATATTGCCTGTGCCAGAACTAGAGCTGGATTCTTTAACCCTGTCTTTTAGAATCAAAGCCATACGGCCCCCCTAATTACGAAGCGGTCAAACGAATAATTGCGTTGCTTGCATCAGCAGTTGGGAAATTCACTGCAAAAGTACCGTTGGTTGATGTCTTATCACCACCAAAAGCCAACACAGCAACAGCTGCATTTGAAGCGTTAGCGTTATAAATCAAAGCGCCATTAGCAGTAATAGTTGCATTTGCCCAAGAGCTATTAGTAAACGAGATAAAAGCTACGTTTCCAGTATTAGTTGGGGTTACGCTAACTGCTAAAGTGTTACCACCAGCACTGTAGTTACCTGTTGAAGGCACTTCATTGCTTGTAGAGTATGCAGTTGTGTTCTCATTTAAAGTAGCTGAGCTGGTGTACAACGCTAATTTAAATGTGTTTGCTGAAAAATTGTGCACACCATTTAAAAGTTGAACCTTGAAACTTGTTGCCATTGCTTGGGTAATTGCCATTTTTTGCTCCTAAAAAATTATCTTACGGGTCCAGGTACAGGTAATCGTAATTGTCCATCACGATAAGCACTGCGTCTATCTTTACCATCACCCAAATCTCTGAGTAACGCTAAGGATTCTTGGTACTTCTGCTCGTAATAGTTGACCATATCTTGCTCACCCTTTTGGAAGATTATAGCCTCACGTAACGAACCATACAACAAAACAGTTTCAAAATTATCACCCAGCCAAGAAGTTCCAGCTGCGTTTTGAATATTATTAACAGAGACTGAGAAACCACTTCCCGTACCCCCGATTGTAGATACAGCAGCACTTAATGAATTGCCCACAAGATACAAATATCCTGGGTTTACTAAAGTAACCGCAGTTACCACTCCTCCAGATACAGTAATTGTAGCGGTTCCGTTTGCCCCATTGCCACCAGTCAAAGGAACATTGGTATATGTACCGTTGGTATATCCAGAACCCCCAACAATCGTGCCAAAACCAGCCAACCCGCCCTGAACAATGGTTGTTGGGTAGTAGTAATAATGCAACTCGGTATTGTAATTGTCGTCTGGGGTTGGTCCAATTATGTAGACATAAGGGCTAAATTGCGCATAGTACCTAGGCAAACCTGTGTCACTAGTTGGATTTGGGTAGGACTGACGGATAAAGTTAACGTCTTTATCAATTAAATACTCATAGCTGCCATCACTATTAATGACAGCAAGGGAAAAAGATGCCAAATAGTCGTTGGGAAGCGCTATATAGTAGTCTCCCTGAATAAAGTTACCAAGGACGTTTTTACGAATAGCAGGAATCTGAACAGCGTTATAAATACGCTCTTCGCACAGCTGTACAAAGTTAGGAATGTTCTGAACAAATAGTTGCTCAGTTGATTCCGTATAGCTTTGAATAGCCTCAGATAACTGCTGGTAGTTCATTAGCCCATCTTCCCGCTAGACATTTTGCCTTTAGTAGCAGCGCCAGTGCCACGCATTTGAATTTTGCCATAACGATTCTCAGGAGGGTAATTGCCCTTACTGATACCAGCAACGGACATATTAAGCTTAGTCATGCACTCAGCGCCAGTTTCGGCTTTGTCATAGGTATTTATATTGGTAGCTTTACCATCCATTGTGTGCGGTGCAGCATAAACCTCAGCAGGCCCTACTTCCTTCCCGCCTTTTTTCATAGAGAACTTAGCCATGATTACCCTTTCTTCTGAGCAGCGATCTTAGCCAGACCACGACCCATTTTCTTCATATCTGCATTAGTTTTGCCGCCTTTAGAGCCGCTGTGCTTTGGACCCTTTTCAATACCTACTGACGGGCCCGAATCACCAAGGTTTTTACCTTTGGTTTTACCCGTTTTAGTAACGCCATCTGCGCCTGATTTGTACATTTTCAACTCCTTAAGTTGTTGTTACCGTTACTGTACCAAGAATTACTTGTTGTACCAAGTCATTTGGGGTTAAACCTGCATCAGGACCCCTACTACCCCCAACTGGATTCCACCCCCACTGAAACACCCTACTACCTAATTCTGGACTTCCAAACCCATCTGGGCCAATACCCGTCTGGTTAATCTGTAGTCCGCTTTGCCCTGATACTAAATAACTTACGTCTGGTCTTGGCTCCCGCACCGCCTGTGGATCGTTTACTGGATACAAACCTAGTGACAATTGAGGCTGATCTGGATCCCAACAAGACGGGCAAACCTTAACTTGGTACGGCTTTGTCTTTAATATCTGTATCCTTAACTCTACAAGTTTGTATCGCTGTGCGCATCTGTCGCACTCCGCAATGGCATATTTACCCGAAGAAAATTTATTTGGCATGTCATTTATCTGTAGTAAAACATATTGCGTGGCACAAACCGAACAGGAGCTTTTTCCCGGTCTTCGTCTGCGGCAAGCGTCCATTGTTGTTCATAGTCGGCTTTGAGCATCATTATTCTATTTGCGTCAACCCCAGGCATCTTGGTACTTAATTGATAAGCCAAGCCAGCAGCCATGCAGGGTATAAAACGGAACGGGATGTCTTCGGTTCTCACGCCCGTACCTGCGTCTTGAATGCGGCGCATACGGTAATACACAAATGTGTACTGAGTTCCTGGTGGGTTAGGAGTAGGCCAGACATTAATGCATGGTAAGTTATTGGTATATACCTCTGCAGCCGTCAAATGACTTGTTGCCGTTGTACCGTTTTGACCACGCCAAGCGTTAAGTATTTGATTTCCAACAATATTTTGATAACCAATAGTTTCAGAACCAATATTGATAAAGCCTTGAGTTGGAAGGTTAGCAGCGTTAACTAAGGTAATAGTTGTATCGTCTGCATCAATAGCGCCGTTTAAAGCAGCTTGTGGTGTAGTTGCAACGTTGCCTGACTGCCGGTTAATCCAGACCTGAATAGGGCGCCCAGTAGCGTTTTTGTTAGGTATAGTGATGTAAGTAGACTCGCTAATACGACTGATATTGATGTCAACTTGGTTGTTACCCTGACCATTATTGGTACGCACCACAGTATCTAAAAGGTCAATCGTATCGACAGGAATAGGATAAATGGCCTGCCCCGTATTCATTAGGATCTGCCCTTGCTCAACAGTCCATAAATTAATACCACGGTTAGCCCACTCAATCGTCAATAGGTTTAAAGACCGCCGTGCAGTACGGAAGTCATATCCAGAACGAACCTCAAGACCACAACGCTCAAAGCTCTCCTCAATGAGGTCATTCATGTCTAGGTTAAACGAAGTAGTACCTGTAGTAGTCATATCTTCCTATACGGTTTTACTTTTTGCTTTATTTTTGCTGGCTGGGGCACGAACTGCTTTCCCTGTGCTTTGCCTGCTCGTTTTGCTCGTGTTGTTGCTGCGTACTCGGATGGACTCAATGACTGGATCGCCTTTTTGGGTAGGTATCTTTCGCCTGTTTCGGACGACTTCTTCCCTGACTTGGTTGTCCACTCTTGGTCGCCCCAAGCTTTTAAAGAACGTTGCGATGCGGCTAAACCACCCCCCGCCATCTTTTTCTTTTTGCTGGCGCAATGGGCTTTCTCCGAGAACCCTTTGGGACTCTCGCAGTTGATTGACTTTTTGCGTTTGTCTGACCATTTCACTTATAGCCTCCGCCTTTTTCTTTATAGCGTTTAGCTAGGAGTTGTGCTTTCCTAGCAGACCATTGACCTGCTGCCGTACCATGAGTAGCCGATGCTTTAATACTGTTAAATAAAGCCTTGCGCATACCAGGTTTCGTATAGTTACCAGCTTTATTAACCGTACCACCCTCTTTGTATTGAGTAAAGTCAGTATCATCCCTACGAGCTTTCTTTTTAGCTTTAGGCATTTTAGAAGGATTAATGGCACCCATACCACGACTAGCTCTCATGCTCTTGTCCTTCCCCTTATGCAGCAGCCATCCGCACGAGCAGAAGCAGACTTAACTTTGCCCCCAGCAGCTAGCTTTGGTTTTATATTTTTACCGGTTTTGCCTTCAATATCAAGTCCTGAACCAGCACTGCCTTGCGCTTTGAAATATGCTTCTGCTACGGGATTACCAAACTTCATTCTTGATTGCTCGGTTGGCTGAGCTTTAGGTTTATCCAAGATTTCTTTCATCTTAGCAATCTCGGCATTAGCAGTCAAAGGGCTAGACTTAACTCGCTTATCTTTGAACTCTTCGTTCTCAGCAGCTTTGCCTTTGCGGTCTTTCTCTGGTGGGTTGTGCTTTTCATGAACCTCCTTATACCCTGGGTCTGCAGGCTTTTTTCTCTGCAATTGTTCAGGGTTGCCCTCAAGCCCCAAGTCTATTTGGGATGAAGAAGCGATAGGTTTGATCGGACCAGCCATTACACCATACGCCCTTTAGTTTTACCCTTAACTGCGCAACCATCGGCTCGTTTAGAAGCGGAACCCATTAAGCCACCTTTTTTAGCCCCAATAATGTCACTAGTACCAGAAGATTCAGAGCTTCTGCTAGCTTTTTTAGGTGTAGATTTTGTTGGTGGAGTGTAGCTACTTCCACGATCTTTGCGGGTCATTAACGCTGCGCCACCTTTAGTTTCAGCAGAAGTAAATCCAGCTTCTTTAGCTTTGGTTTTAAAAGACTTAGCTTTTGGTGTTGTTTTAGAGTTTTCTGTGGTGTATAAATCACCAGTCTCAGTGTTCCGTCGTATTTTAGATTCTTTACCGGTTTCATCCTGTAAAGTACCTGCTACGTAAGCTTTTGCCCGAGCACGAGTGTCATCATCAATCCCCGGGTTTTGCCCCTGCATTGACTCTATGTCACCACCTTCTTCATATTTACGTATCTTTTTCATGTTAGCAGGACCTTCCACCTTTGTTCATCTTAATCATGGTGCCTTTGGTTTTACCCTTCATCTCAACGCCACCACCTTTAGCCATACCGTGCAAACGCTTTTCGTGACCTTTAACAGCTTTAGCTGCTACCTTTTTCATCATTGGCTTGTCTTTAGCAATGTCTGAGTGAACCTTACCACCTTTTTTCATTTTGCCTTCGCCATCGGCAGCAAACGCTGGAACTTTTTGGCCATCTTTCATAACCATAGGCATCTTACCGCCACCGTTCATTTTCACTGGTTTCTTTTTAGCCATCATAGCCATCATGCCTGGGTTCATTTTTTTCATGGTTCCACCTTCTTTAAATGTTTTGCCTTTGTCGGCAGTTAAAAATTCCTTCCCAACCGCAGAAGGCACTCCTGCTTTTTTGGCAAACTTTGGGTTATTAGCCACAGCCGCCATGAAA